AGGATGATGTTGCTGCTCTCGTTGCCACATACGAGATGGTTAACAAGATGCTGGAGAGGGAGAAGTTCTCAGAGCAAAGCATAAAGCTTGAACATGATGTTGCTATTATTATTCAAAGGCAGAAGGAACATGGTTTTAAACTGGACATTAAGAAAGCTCAGGGCTTGTTGGCTATGCTTCAAGGTAAGATGGTGGACATTGAGAACGAGCTTCAGGTTGTCTTCCCTCCCTATGTTGAAACAGGAAGGAAGAACAAAAGGACAGGAGCTCCTCTAAAAGATATTGTCACTCCATTCAATGCTGGAAGCAGACAACAGATAGCTGAGCGCCTTGAGAAGCTTGGTGTTAAGTTCACCAAGAAGACAGAGAAGGGAGCCATCATTGTTGATGAGACAGTTCTTGCCTCTATTGCTCTGCCTGAAGCAAGGCTTCTCTCTGAATACCTCATGCTGCAAAAGCGTGTAGCTCAGATTGGTAGCTGGCTTGAGGAGGTGAGAGACACAGGCAGGGTGCATGGTAGTGTGATTACCAATGGTGCTGTCACTGGTAGGATGACACACAGTAGCCCCAACATGGCACAGGTTCCCAACAAGGGAAGCCCCTATGGTGAAGATTGTCGTGAGTTGTGGATTGTGGATGATGGCAATGTCCTTGTTGGTGCTGATGCCAGTGGCCTTGAGCTACGAATGCTGGCTCACTACATGAAGGATGATGCCTATATCAAAACTGTTTGTGAAGGAAGTTCAAAAGATGGCACTGATGTACACACGCAAAACCAAAAGGCAGCGGGTCTTGCAACAAGGGATGAAGCGAAGACGTTCATCTACGCCTTTCTCTATGGTGCAGGGGCGGAGAAGATTGGTAAAATTGTCGGTGGTAATGCTAACGCTGGACAGAAGCTCATCGAAAGCTTTCTTTCCAACACTCCCGCACTCAAGACTCTACGGAATAATGTATCCAAGTATGCAAGCAAGGGCTTTGTACCCGGGCTTGATGGGAGGAAAATTTGGGTACGCTCCGAACATTCGGCAGTTAACAGCTTATTGCAAGGGGCTGGTGCGATAGTAATGAAACAGGCTTTAGTCTTATTAGATCAAGAACTAAGGAAGAAGAAGGTTTGGTATGGCTTTTGTGTCAATGTCCATGATGAATGGCAGATTGAAACAAAAGAAAAAGATGGCGAGCTTGTAGGAAAACTTGCAGTGCAGAGCATACAAAAAGCAGGAGAGCTTCTCGGCTTACGTTGCCCTGTCTCTGGAGAGTTTAGTACAGGTAAGACATGGCGTGACACACATTGAAAAATGTGTTATAATATTGTTTTTATACAAAGGAAAAAGAATGAACCAAGTTAAAGTGGTGGGTAAATTGTTTTGGGCTAAACACATGGACACCCCTAATCGGGAGTTCAATGCAGACAATGCTCGCTTTGAGATTTGCATTGGTGGCCTGAGCGATTCCATTGCACAACGCCTTACATCAGAGCTTGGTGTTAAGGTTAAAGAGAAAGCTGATGACAAGTATGGACGTGGTAAATACATCATCGTCAAGAGTAACTATGTCATCAAGGCTATTGATGAAAACAACAATGTTGTTCCTCCTGACATGATTGGTAATGGCTCTGTTGCAGAAGCAACCATCAGCTCTTATACCCATAAGATGTCAGCGATGCATGGCAATGCCCCCTCTCTGCTGCACAGCAAGGACAACCCTGCTCTGCGTATCAAAGAGCTGGCTGCTGCCCCCGTTGAGCAAGAAGAAGATGCAGAAGTAGTCCTATAATGATTGCTCTTGTAGATGGTGATGTGATGTGCTATCGCATTGCCTTCTCTTGTAAGGATGACTCAGAAAGCCAAGCCATTACAACGATGGCTAACTTTCTTGAGGACATCCTTATGACACAGCTAGGTCTTGAGAGTTGGGAAATCTTCTTAACAGGAAAGACAAACTTCAGGAAAGACATAGCTGTCACTGCCCCTTACAAAGGGAACAGAACACAAGAGAAGCCAGCACACTTAGAGATGCTACGTAACTATCTAGTTACCGCATGGGGAGCACAGATGAGCATTGATGAAGAGGCTGATGATCTGATAGCAATCAGAGCAACAGAGCTTCAAGATGATTGCATCATGGTGTCAGTTGATAAAGACTTTAATCAGGTGGCAGGATGGCATTACAATTTTGTGAAGCAAGACAAGTTCTATGTCTCAGAAGAACAAGGACTCCGCTTCTTTTACAAACAGATGTTGATGGGCGACAGAGCAGACAACATTGTGGGTATCAAGGGGATAGGGGATGTGAAGGCAACCAAGATGCTTGCCAAAGCCAAGACCGAAAGCGAGATGCTTGCAGTTTGCTTGGAGGCTCTGGGCGAAGAACGAGTTAAAGAGAATGGACTTCTATTATGGCTAAGACGATTCCCAGAACAGATGTGGTTCCCTCCAGTTTCTGGCTTGGAGGTTGCGAGTGGAAAGTAGTTTATGTTGACGAGTTCCAGGATTTTGGTACATGTGATCCCGGCAAGTATGAAATACTTATACGTGCCAACATGAATGAACAGGCAACAATAGCTACATTCTTTCACGAGCTTGTACACGCAATTAAGTTTACGATGGGAGATGTAAGCCACGATGAAAAAGAAGTTGAAGGGTTCGGCAATCTCCTCTGCCAGTGGTACAGAACAAAAGCATAACGATAGTGAGTGGACAGCAGCAAGGTTTAGAAGCTTTGTTGTCTCTGCCCTACGCACAGCAACACGTAGATGGCCTCCTAAGCTTAAGGCTTTGAAGGCTGCTTACATTGGCAGGAAGGTTAACCAAAAGACAAACAAGATGGCAATGCACTATGCTTGCGCTAGTTGCTCTGTTCACTTCGTTGCCAAAGATGTACAGGTTGACCACATCTTCCCTGTTGTTGAACCAAGTGTTGGCTTTGTTGATTGGGATACATACATCAGCAGGCTGTTCTGTGAGAAAGAAAACTTACAAGTGTTATGCAAGCCATGTCATTCAGAGAAGACAGCATTAGAGAAAACTGAAAGGAAAGATTATGGGAAGACCAAAGAAAATACAGGTAGAACAAGTAGAGCCAAGCACAAATGAGCAATGGTATCTATATCTTGTTGGCTACTGGGTTCCATTTCCTAGTAGTGAATATGGTGGATTACAGTGCGTCTTAGCACGTAATAAAGAAGAAGCTAAAGAAGCTATTAAAGAAGAAGCAGGAGACTTCATGGTTGGCTCCTTTAAGGATGCTGATGAACGCATTGAATTGCGTATCAATAAAGCAGAAGTGTTTCCTGTCATTGGTAGTTATAGTGAACCTCACATTGTTAGGAGTTTTGAAACATGAAGATTGAAGTTACACAGTTTAATGAGAACGAGGATGGCTCAGCCGATTGTTCTTTTGAAACAGACCAAGAAGGTAAAGAAGCCCTCTTTCGTTATGGCTTGTTAGCCTTATTGAAAGAAGCAATAGCAACAGGTGCTGCACTCAAACCGCCAGAAGGAGAAGATGATGGACAATGATAAGACACGTTACATGTTTCATGTAGAAACAAAAGGATATGAAGATACCGATGAACATCGTTCCTATCCCGATATTGTTTTAACACAGTATGCCAGCTTCAGTGGTGGTGAGCGTTGGCCTGATGTGGTACGTGCCTTCACTCGCTTCTTAGGTAATGTGTATGGCTATGACATTGAGCAGCAGTTCAACGAGATGTACATAGACCCATTAACCAAGTGGGAAGAAGAACAAGCAGAGCAAGAAGATCAATGAGACACCTAGTTATTCCTGACACACAATGCAAACCCGGAGTTTCTCTTGACCATCTGGAATGGGTTGGCAAGTATGCAGCAGATAAGAAACCAGATGTCATCATTCACCTTGGCGATCATTGGGATATGCCAAGCCTTTCAATTTACGATGTAGGGAAGAAAAGCTTTGAAGGTAGAACATATCAAGCGGATATCGAAGCTGGTCATGCTGGAATGGAACTTCTTTTGTCTCCGATTAAAGCTGAGCAGCAGCGTCTTAAAAGAAACAAAGAAAAACAATGGAATCCACGCCTTGTCTTTCTTCTTGGAAACCATGAAGAACGCATTCAAAGAGCTATTGAGAGCGACAGAAAACTGGATGGACTCATTGGTTATCACGATCTTAAACTTGCTTCTTATGGTTGGGAGTGTTATGATTTTCTTCAGCCTGTGGTGCTGGATGGCATTGCTTATTGTCATTACTTCACTTCGGGTGTTATGGGAAGGCCTGTTAGTTCGCCTGCGTTGATGCTCTCTAAGAAGCATATGAGCTGTGTCATGGGACATGTGCAGGACAGGGGTATTGCCTATGCTCGTAGGGCTGATGGTAAGCGTATGACAGGCTTATTTGCTGGCATCTGCTACCAACACGATGAGAAGTATTTAACTCCTCAAACCAATGGCTCTTGGTCTGGTGTGTGGATGTTCAATGAAGTTGTTGAAGGCAGCTTTGATGAGCTTCCTGTTAGTCTCAATTACTTACGAGAGACTTACGCATGAGCCTCACGTTGTATGACATTGCAGACTTGCTAAGAAGGGAAGACTGTGTTACAATATTAGAACTGTTGGACATAAGTAGTGATGACCTTGTTGACAGGTTCATGGATGTGATAGAAGATAAAGCTGATAAGATAGAAAAGGAACTTGAATGAAGAATTATATGGGAAGTTATGAGCAGTTCATTGCCAAGAGTCGGTATGCTCGTTACTTAGATGCTGAACAACGGCGTGAGAACTGGGATGAGACAGTGGCTCGCTACATGGAATTTATGTACACGCACTTACAGAAAGAGCACAGCTACACCATCTCTGATAAGTTGTACACAGAACTCTATGATGCCATCTACAACATGGAAGTTATGCCTTCTATGCGTAGTGTTATGACTGCTGGTAAGGCATTAGAGCGAGACAACACTGCTGGCTATAATTGTTCCTACCTTCCTGTTGATGACCCTAAGAGTTTCGATGAGGCTATGTACATCTTGTTGTGTGGCACAGGGGTTGGCTTCTCTGTTGAACGTCAGTTTGTACAGAAGCTTCCTGAGATTCCTGAGCAACTCTTCAACAGCGATACAACAATCGTAGTGGCAGATAGCAAAGAAGGTTGGGCTAAGGCGCTACGTCAGTGCATTGCCTTGCTCTACTCAGGTGAGATTCCTAAGTTCGATGTGTCTAAAGTTCGTCCTGCTGGCGCTCGTCTGAAGGTGTTTGGTGGACGTGCTAGTGGCCCGGAACCTCTGAAGGAACTCTTTGTCTTTGTCAGCAACATCTTCAAGAATGCTAAGGGACGTAAGCTCAATAGCCTTGAATGCCATGACATCATGTGTAAGATTGGTGAGGTTGTAGTTGTTGGTGGTGTCAGACGCAGTGCTATGATATCTTTAAGCAATCTCTCTGATGATCGTATGCGTCATGCTAAGAGTGGTGCATGGTGGGAGAAAGATGGTCAACGTGCATTGGCTAACAACAGTGCTTGCTACACAGAGCGTCCTGACATGGGCATCTTCATGCAGGAATGGACTAGCCTGTATGAGAGCAAGAGTGGTGAACGTGGTGTGTTTAATCGTGAAGCAGCAAAGAACATTGTAAAGAAAAATGGCAGACGCAATCCTGATTTTGACTTTGGAACTAATCCGTGTTCTGAGATTATTCTTCGACCATATCAGTTCTGTAATCTTTCTGAAATTGTAGTACGTGCTGATGACACTGTAGACAGCTTGAAACGTAAGGCACGTTTAGCCACAATCTTAGGTACATTTCAGAGTACATTGACCCACTTCCCATACCTACGTAAGGTGTGGCAAAAGAACACAGAGGAAGAGCGTCTGTTAGGTGTATCAATGACAGGCATTATGGACAACCCACGACTGAACAACCCCAATGACATGGGTGTTGGTATCATCTTGGAACAAGTTAGGAATGTCTGTGTCGCAACAAACCAACTCTTGGCAGAACAGCTTGGCATTCCACAGTCTGCTGCCATTACATGTGTTAAGCCCTCTGGCACTGTTAGCCAGCTTACCGATAGTGCTTCTGGTATTCATGCTCGCCATGCTGCTTACTATTATCGGAGAGTTCGTGCAGACATTAAAGACCCTCTGACACAGCACTTGATTGCAGCAGGGGTTCAAGCAGAGCCTTGTGTAATGAAGCCTGACCAGACTATGGTGTTCACCTTCCCCAAGAAAGCACCAGAGGGAGCCTTGTTACGTGATGGTCTGACAGCCCTTGAGCACCTACGCTTATGGCTTGTCTTCCAGCGTCACTGGTGTGAGCACAAGCCATCTGTGACCATCTCTGTTAAGGAACATGAATGGATGGAAGTTGGAGCTTTTGTATGGGAGCACTTCGATGAGATGAGTGGTGTGTCTTTCTTGCCCTATGATGGTGGCTCGTATCGACAGGCTCCTTATGAGGATTGCACTAAAGAGCAATACGATGCTTTGATGGCGATAACCCCACAAGAGATTGATTGGGACAGCTTAATTGAGGTTGAAGATAATGTTGAAGGTACACAGATGCTTGCATGTGTGTCTGGTGTTTGTGAAATCTAAGGAGCTATTATGATATTGTTACGATTCCGTCATGGTATTGGTTTGGACATTGAGTACAACGAAGACATCTGCCACATCTTAACTGATGGTAAGACAGAGGATGTTGTGGCTTTTGTTGGTGTGATTATCAAAGTACCCTTTATCACTATTTATCTAGGTGAGTTCTACGATCTAGAGGATGAACCTGTGAAGGCATAACAAAAAAGGGGACTATTAAGTCCCCTTTCTTTTTGGTAACTAGGAAGTTACTTCTTAAACTCTACTTTGTTTTGAGCAGCCTTCTTAATAATAATTTCATTATAGAAGTCATTAGCAAACTTAGGGTCTGTCTTATAATATTTAGCTGCTGTTTCTTTAGCCCCCGCTTCCCTACTTCTTTCCAGAAGAGTTCTAATAGCTTTCTCTTTTTGAAACTCATCAAGCTTCTGCCACTGAGGACTATTCATTGTCTTCTCTAATCCACTAGCAAACCAACCACCAGCACGTTGACTATAAAAAGACAATTGATCTGCTGTTAGTTCAACATTACCAACCTTCTTACCAATACCTTTGATGTCTACATCAATTGTACTCAGACGATTTTGTATCTCTGTAGGTGTAAATACCTTAACACCAAGAAGTACTTCACTGAGGCTTGTCTTAACAGGTTGTCCCATATTGTCATAACGAAGCGGAAGCTTATCCCTTAATCCGGGGATACGAGATACAAGTCTATCTGTAAAACTAACAACTTGTCTTTCATATTCATCAAAGCTGCGTGCCACACTAGAAAGACCAGCAGGAACAATAGCAGTTGAGAATGAATCAATAAAGCGTTTACCAGCCCTATCTGGATTTAGGGCAGCATCGGCTGCTTTAGCAAGACCTTCAACAAAAGACTTATTCAATATATTATCTGAAACACTTTGTAAAGTTTCACCAATAAAATAGTCAGCTATCTTTGCTTTTGATTTAGTATCAAACTCTTTATTATTTTTTACATAGTCATTATATATTTGATGGGCATCTGTAGCTAAACCAAAGATTGTTGCTAATGGTTCAATGCGAGAATAACTATACCAAGAATCTCCAATTTTTATAGAATACTTAGGTAGATCACCTTTAGGACTTGAGCCTGTTATGTAGCCCTGTTCAAC